CATCTCCTCCGCCGCTTCTGAGGGGAAACTGATCCCCTCCACCAGAAAGTGCATAGCCTCGTGTAAGAACAACTCGACCCGCTTGCTCGGGGGCAGGGACGCTCGAATGTGCATCGTCAAGGTGTTCTGGTCACACTCCCCATTACGATCTGCGGGTAGGTTCTCAGTCAAGTAACATGCAACAAAATGACTGCGGAGCCGGACCCACAATGGGAGTTTCCAATCTACATCCCGTAGGGGGACTCCTCCGGAGGACCAAGCTCGCCGGAGGTCGGTTGCTGGGCTTGCTGCATCTGTTGCTGAACCATTGCTATGTCCTCCGGCGGCGGGAGGCCCTTCGGATAGTTCGCTCCCGTAAGCCGTTCCAGGGACTCCTTCCACAACTCGAAAGCCTGCCGAACTGCTGGGGAAGCCAGACTGTATTCGATCTTCGCCATGAAGCGACTCACAGCGATTAACTGGATAGTCGCATTCTGTGTGTGCTCCCCGAAGTCGATCGTCCCCGGAGTTTTTCCGTCCCGGAACAGGACTATGATTTGCCAGATCGCCTTCCGCCATGTTTCCCAAACCTCCTTCGGTGGACCAGGGAAATCCAAGTTCTCCTCGTACGCCGTAATCCAGAACCGCGTATCGTCTGGGCCTAACAGCCCCCGTTGCATCAAATCCAACAGTTCTTGTTTTCGGACCTCCCGCTCCCGGGGCGTCCGATCCTTCACGTTGACATCGACTTCCCACGGGTCCGGAATAGGGTTCGCCGAAAGCCCCATCGTCCCTTTTTCAGCGTCGATGATAACCCCGGCAATCGCGTCGTCGATCGTAGCCAGTTCGACGGTGTCCCCAGGGCCAAGAGTGTCTTTAGTGACCTGGAGAATACGCGAATACACCCCAGAATAACAATCAGCCAGGCCATGAGAAGGAAGACCAAGACCGATATTACCAGTATTAAAGAGAAAACCCAAGCCAGCTGCTGAATCCACACGTCCACTGGTTTCGCCTCCGTAGTAAGGACCTTGCCCAGCCAATTTTTGCATCAACGTCATCGCAAACTCGGCTACCCGAGACGGCAGCAGACCCGTATTCGAGGGGGCGATGTTAAAGGGTTGCAGGTTGGGGTTGATCGGGTCTACTTCAAACTTCTCGATTTTTGGGCGGGGGCCGGTCTTGAACTTCTTGATGTCAATGCCTGAACCACCAGGCACGAACACAGTCCCAAACAAGTCCAACTCAGAAATGTTCCGGAAGAGGGACGCAAGGAGTCTTTCAATCTGAGCATTAAAGGGTATGAGAGGAGACACAAAACCGCGAGCAAAGAACCTTCCAGTATCGGTGTGCCGAGCGATTTGCATCGGGCACACCACCTTGTGACCAGCCTCCTCAAAGTCGGTATCCACGATGATCTTTTTGCCCACCTTGATGATGTAGCGGGCGACGTACTCCCCAGTCTCGTCATAGACGTAAATCTCCTCTAGGGGTACATACTTCCGGCCCTCCGCAACCTCCCGTTCGGTATCATCCCATCCCGCTCGGCCCGACTTCTTATTTAGGTTGACCCCGATGGCACTCCGGTCAACCGTGTAGGTTCCTCCGAAGGAACCACCAGACTGCCCACTCCCCCAGTCGTAGGAAGTCAAGCCGGGGGGGACAGAACCCCAGGGGACATCCGACGCCATCAAGTCTAACTCCGGGTCCGCCCCCGCCAAGTTTTTCTTGTAAACCTTCTTCGCTCGATCTACCAACCACGAGAGGGGCACCCACCGTTTGCGGGCGATAGCGTAGATATTCTCGGGGCCGTCCGTCCATGCAGGTAGACCCCGAAGCTGGCGGGGCGGCACCACCTCAACAAGGTCCGGCATGTCCGGGTCCCCGGTCTCGTAGTGACACAAGCCGACGGTCCCGTATTTGAGGAACGGGATAATCACCCGACTTCGCAACCGATTCTGGGGAAGCCGCTGCGTCCGAGCCGCCAGGACCGCGTGGGCGATCGCTGCCTTCCGGAGTGCCCCCAAGGACTCCCCCTTCTTCATCACTTGGGGAGACAGGTCCGCCTTCATCCAGCGACCCGCCTCAATAAGGAAGAGCCGAAGGACCTCCTCATACCGAAAGTCCAGTTCGCCTTTTGCGTTCTCGAAGGCAATGGACATGTTCCCGGCAAACCGGTCCACTACTCGAAACCGTCGGATGCCTGCGAGGTAAGCGTCTACAATCTTCCACTGGATGAGATTGACATTCGCCTCCGTCTCTGCCGGGACCAGTTCGGCGTCCAACGCATCCGCGAGGTCCAACTCCTTCGAGGGTAATTGCAATCGGGCCATACTGTTCCCTAGCCTTTCAGTTTCATCTCGTCCGCCCCATCAGACCAGTCGTCCTCGTTGGACTCCGCGACGGGCACCGCGTGCGTTCTGGGCGGTTCTACCAGGGGGACGGAGGGTTGAGATAACCGCATCATAGCAATTTGGGCCATCCGATCCAACGACACCCGTGCGATCTCGGTAGCCTGGGCTGGACCCGACTCTTTGATCCCCCGGTGCAGCCGATCTATGTGCTCCTCTGCACGCTCCCACAGTTTCCACATGGCATCGTGGCCCTCGTGCTGCTCCTTCCGCAGCCGGTCCACCTTCTCTTCTACTCGCTGTAGGTTTTCGAGACTGACACGAATCAACGTCTCGACTCCATCATCCGTAGTACGACGCCGGAAAAAATTCGGCCATCTCATCATCATTCTCCTCCACCGCCTCGCGGTGTGCATTCAACATGTCTTCGATCACATCGTCCGGCAACTTCTGGACGTTAACGCTACTGAGGACCGGGACCCCACTGTCGTAGGTGAACTGGCCCCGCCGCAAGAGTTCGATCGGGTCCGGCGGTCTGATGATGTCAGGGCCAACAGAGGCCCGAGGCTTGCCGATCGCCTGGTGCATCGCCAGAGTGTCGATAACGTCGTCGTGCTGCAACAGCCCCAGGTCGGGGGTGAAGTTTTCGATCTGGTACCAGAGGGCACGGTACGGGCCGGTCTGAGCACGGTCCAACGGCAGCTTAATTCGGAAGTGGCGGAACCGCCAATCCAGTCCTTTGATCTTCTCCGCCTTGCCCATCTTGGGGGGGAACTTCAGGGGGATCATCCGGGGGACGATCTCGCTGGCCCCGAACTGGAGGGGTAGGTCGTTCATAATACGCTCTACCCACTCAGTTTGTACTGGGTAATGCTCGATGCCGATGAGACCCACCGACCATTTTCGGGCAAGTAGGTATATTTCTTTAATAAGACGTTCCCTCGGCCATCTTCCCATACTAATGTCAAGAGACCATAACGTATCCCGGTGGTCGGGAGTATTCTCGAACCCCATGACGTGAACCACTGAGAAATCCGACGTAGTAGTGGTAGTTTCAGCATAGTCCACCGTGATGAACCGCCGCATTCCTGACACGACCTCCCCCCAGTTGCGGCAGAGGCGAGCCGGTTGAGGCGTCTTCACTCCTCGTTCGTCCTGCTCCCACCCAGACAGTTGGTGCGTCACCACACCTGCGTTCGAGGTCAGTGGACTGGTGAAGGCCAACTCGTCCTGGTTGGTGAGCCAGTAGGTATTCAGTTCCGGATGGATTTGAAGCAGGCGGGTAGACTCGGTCATCGGCTTGTTCATGTACTGGGTGCTGTAGGCAGCTGGCCCCATGTTAGCAAGCATGTCCGCCTGGAACTCATCACCCATCCACTCAGACCAGAAGTCTGTTTCGGACCCGTCCTGCTGCTTCATTTTGATGGAGTAAAAGAGTCGCTTCCATCGTCCCCGTACGCGAGGGTCGTCGGTTGTTTGGAGCCAATAGATGAAAGTACGCCGAGAAAGCAGAGTCCCAATGATGCGAATAGGTACACCCCTACGAGCCATAGGGAAAACGCAGTTGAACAGGAACGACTTGAACGATTCGATGAGTTCCGAGGGGACAAGGACAAGATCGTCACTCTTTTCAACGTCATCAATGATAATTTCACCTGATGGACGCTTTCCCAGGGAAGCTCCCTTGATGGGTACCCCCGTAACCACTGAGCCATTCCGCAACTTGATTTGTCCGTGGTTCCAGATACCTTGGGAGCGACCCGGTTTGAGTTTTCCGAAGTCATTGACAATTCTCTCGTTGCCCTCGACTTGGGACATGATGTCTTCCATCATGTTCGTTACAAAGTCCTGCTTTGCTAGGAAGATCAGACTCTCCCAGTAGGGCCGGGAGACCACCTTCCGAAGAATGTTCTCTTTACAAAGGGTAGACTTGGCGGAGCCACGGGGAGCGGCTGTCACAGTCAAATCGTACCTGTGCCAATCATACACCCAGTTGAAATGGGCCGGGGGGCTGGGGGCCTTTCCCTGTTTGTACCACGCCCCCTCGGGAAGGGGCCACAGGTAGTGCTCCCGAAAGAAGGACCACGACGCAACCTCCAAGTCAGGTTTGCCCCGGAGACCGACGGCATTAACTCTGGCTTGCCGCTGGCCTTCCGCTGTGAGCGTCGGGTAGTCCGGCGGCAGCGGAAAGTAGTCGTTGTTGTCTTTCGGGAAAACAATCACTCGCTACTCAACCTTAATCATATAGAGAGCCACGAACCCCGCGATGGCAGACGCGAGGGATGCAGCCCCCTTCTCGGAGACCACCGGTCCCTGGGCAAAGTTGACAACTTTCCGGCAGACCTCCCGGATGAAATTCGTGTTCGTCAGAAGCTCGTTAAACCGGGCATCAAACTGCTTACGAAAGTCGGCTGGCCAACTGGAATAGGCACAGTTCTTGTGAATGCCGTTCACAACCAAAGATCGAAAGAACTTGTGCGAATCCTTCCGGGACAGGAACTCCTGGGTTCTGGCTGCCAGAGCCTCTGCGAGAGCCTCCGTCGGAACTACGTCCGGAGCCGCAACTAGCTCATCCGGCGGGGCAGCTTCCCACCCTTCGATGTCTCTAGTAGCATCGGGGTCGTCCTCGTCCGTCTCGGGGTCATCCGGGAACGGTTGTGGCCGGGAGGCTTCGGGCAAGTAGTCGGAGGGCTTCGTCTTGAGTGTCGCCGAAGACCTCAAGCGTTTGGCCGGAATTGCCGCCGGGGGTGAAGGGGCGAGATTTGGGTTGGAACTGGCCTGTTGTGCCTGAGCGAGGTTGGCTTGTGAAGTCAGGAGAGCTACTAGCTGGTCTACCTTTGACTCCAGGGCGAGAACCCGGTTGGCTTCCGTTT